GCCGATCATGGCGGGAGTTAGAACACCTACTCGACAGTTTAGCTCATGTGTTCTTATTGAGTCTGGGGATAGTCTTGACTCTATTAATGCTACTGCTTCTTCTATTGTTAAATACATAAGTAAGAAAGCAGGTATAGGAATTGGTGCCGGTTCTATACGAGCTGAAGGTGCTAAAGTTGGAGATGGTTCTGTAGTACATACAGGTCTTATACCATTTCTAAAATATTTTCAATCAGCTGTTAAGTCGTGCTCGCAAGGAGGTGTCAGAGGAGGAGCGGCTACGGTATATTTGCCACTATGGCATTATGAGTTTGAAGATTTAGTAGTACTTAAAAATAATAAAGGTACCGAAGAAACGCGGGTACGTCACATGGATTATGCATTTCAGTTTAATAAACTGATGTATGAAAGATTGTTGACGGGTGGTAATATAACATTTTTTGATCCCAATGATGTACCTGGTTTATACGATGCATTCTTTGCAGACCAAGACAAGTTTAAAGAATTGTATGAAAAGTATGAAAGAGCATATAGTATCAGAAAGAAAACTCTACCAGCATTAGAAGTATTTTCACAATTCTTAACAGAAAGAAAAGATACAGGTAGAATATATGTTATGAATGTTGACCATGCAAACGATCATGGTGCATTCGATCCAAAGGTTGCACCTATTCATATGAGTAACTTATGTTGTGAAATTGATTTACCAACTCAACCTATGGATACTGATAATGAAGGTGAAATATCTCTTTGTACTCTATCAGCAATCAATTGGGGTTTAATAAATGAACCACATGAATTTGAAAAATATTGTGACCTATCAGTAAGAGCACTTGATGAATTATTAGATTATCAAAACTATCCAGTGTTTGCAGCTGAAAAAGGTACAATGGGTAGAAGACCATTAGGTATAGGTATTATCAACCTAGCGTATTTCCTAGCCAAAAAAGGTTTAAAATATGATGAATCAGCATATAAAATAGTAGATGAATATGCAGAAGCATGGTCATATTATTTAATCAAAGCCTCTGCAGATTTGGCACTTGAGAAAGGAAAATTGATATATAATAATGATACGAAATATTCTAAAGGAATACTTCCTATCGATACTTATAAAGAAGCGATAGATAATTTAATAGAGCATGAAGAACGTCTACCGTGGGAAGATTTGCGAAAGCAACTCAGGGAAACTGGTATTCGAAACTCAACTCTCATGGCATTAATGCCTGCTGAAACAAGCGCTCAAATTAGTAATAGTACAAATGGTATTGAACCTCCAAGAGCTTTAGTATCATATAAACAATCTAAGGATGGAGTTATGGCTCAGGTAGTACCTGGTTATCATCACCTTAAGAATAAGTACGATTTGCTATGGGAGCAGAAATCTCCAGTAGGTTACCTTGGCATTTGTGGTATATTACAAAAATATATCGATCAAGGTATTTCGGTTAACACATCTTATAATCCTGAACACTATGAGGATAATAAGATACCTATGTCCGTAATGATACAGGACTTAGTAACAGCATACAAATATGGGTTAAAACAGTTATACTATTTTAATACATATGATGGCGCTGGTGAAATGGTAGAGGAATTACATACTTATGAAAGTGGTACTTCACCCGAAATTGACGATGAGGATTGCGACTCTTGCAAAATTTAAAAGATAAGATTAACGAAAGAATGGACATCCTACAAAACTGGATGGAACAAGACTATCACATGAAAAGACCGGAAGTCGTTTATGAACATACATTAACGATCAGTAAGTTTTGGCCGGTGTTAAGCGAAGAAGATAGAGAATATATACAATGTGCACAAGATGAAATAGAAACCAAATCAACAATTTCATGGAGACCTGATGTCAATACTAAGTAAAAATAAAAAATCACATTTAACAAAAAATATGTTTTTAGATGAGTCAGTTGACATTCAAAGATTCGATGTATTAAAATATCCACAAATCGAAAAGATAACAGAAAAACAATTAGGATTCTTTTGGAGACCAGAAGAGGTTGATATTTCAAAAGATAAGAAAGACTTTGACGCGTTAACAAATCATGAAAAGCATATCTTTACATCTAATCTCAAGAGGCAAATACTACTTGACTCGGTTCAAGGCAGAGCTCCAAACATTGCATTCCTTCCTATAGCTTCATTACCGGAAGTAGAGAATTGGATTGAAACATGGTCATTTTTTGAAACAATTCATTCACGTTCTTATACTCATATTATTCGTAATGTATATCCAGACCCATCAGCAGTTTTTGACGGGTTATTAGATGTAAAAGAAATACTTGAATGTGGAAACGATATTGCAGAATATTATGATGATTTAATAAAGGATAACAATTCAACAACAAATAAAATGGACCATAAACGTTCATTGTATATGTGCTTAATGTCAGCCAATGCTTTAGAAGGAATAAGATTCTATGTATCATTTGCATGTTCATGGGCATTTGCTGAATTGAAAAAGATGGAAGGTAATGCCAAGATTATTAAGTTTATTGCAAGGGATGAGAATACTCACCTTGCTGGTACAACAGTGATGATTAAAAGGTTATTAGAAGAAGATAAAGATATGGTTAAGATTGCCAAAGAAATGGAACCACAAGTAATTAAATTATTTACAAATGTAATTGAGCAAGAAAAAGATTGGGCTCATTATCTATTTAAGAATGGTTCAATGATTGGATTAAACGAAACAATATTAAAACAATATATAGAATGGATAGGATGTAAACGTATGAGAGCATTAGGTTTACCTTGTCCATATAGTGTACCTCAAGCAAATCCACTACCATGGACGGAGAAATGGATTTCCGGAGGTAATGTACAAGTAGCACCACAAGAAACAGAAATTAGTTCTTACGTTGTTGGTGGAGTTAAACAAGACGTATCAGAAGATACATTTAAAGGAATGGAATTATGATTACTATATATGGAAAAACACAATGTCCATACTGTGATATGGCAAAACAACTATGCGAGTCTAAAGGCGTAGAATACGAATATAAACAATTAGGTACAGACTTTGGAAGAGAAGAGATGTTAGAAACTTTTCCAGGAGCTCGTACATTTCCACAAATTATTTTCATGGGTGAAAAGATTGGTGGATATACAGAATTGCAAAAGCAATTTGAATAGGAACTAAAATGGAGCCAAATCATTGGTACACTCACAACTGTGAGTTTTGTTTTACTTCTACAAAAATATATTTTGAAGAAGAAAGACCTGACCCTATCTATTGTCCGCATTGTGGTTCAGCGGTAGAACCCATAGATGAACTCGATTTTGATGAATAAATAGATTAATGGAATGGGTTTACGAAGGCAAAAAATACGAACTGCCGGAAAATTACGATCACAAAGACGTTTATGGTTTCGTCTATCTCATAACGAACAGAGCGACAGGAAGGATGTATGTGGGAAAGAAATTCTTTTGGAGCAAAAAAACACTCCCAATAACAAAGACAAGAAAGCGTAGAAAAAGATTACTTGTTGAATCAGATTGGAAGAACTATTATGGAAGTAATACATACCTTAAAGAAGAAGTAGAAAAACAAGGTGATGAAATGTTCCATAGAGAAATACTACACTTATGTAAAACAAAGGGTGAATGCGCTTATATGGAAGCTAAAGAACAGTTCGATCGAGATGTACTTATTGATGATAAATATTATAATGGTATTATCAATTGTCGTATTGGTGCACAATCAGTCAAAAATTTAAAATAAGCGGTTTACATTTAGTCTAAACTATGGTATAATAGATCTATATATGGCAAAAATATACAAATTTCCTACAGGCGAAGAAATCACACCGGATGTCGATCCTATTACAGCAGCCTCGGATGAATGTGTAGAAATATCTCAATACCTAATGGAAGTCTTAGAAGAATTTATAACTACAGGTCAAGTATCTGATGATAAAAGATTTATGGATATGAATTTTAGAGATGAAAGTATACAAGAATCGAGGGATATGTTTGTTATTGTCAATATGATAAATGCGATGTTAAATAGGTATATGGGTATTCCACATAGATTACATCGTACTTTTGATAGAGCTTATGTTGAAATTAAAGCTTTATTACATGCAAATGAACAAGGTCGTGAAGAACTCAAAAAACTTTTAGACCAACTTGAGGACGAAGATAATGATACTACTTGATTATTCACAAATTGCATTAAGCAATATTATTGTGCAAAAACTAAATGATGAACAAATGATAAGACATATGATACTGAATAGTATTCGTATGTATAATAAAAGGTATAGAGATGAGTATGGCCAAATGGTTATATGTGCAGATGGTATGAATACCTGGCGTAAAGAATACTTTCCATATTACAAAGCAAATAGGAAAAAAGGTAGAGAAGAATCAGATCAAGATTGGAATGAAATCTTTAGAATTTTACATTTAGTCAAAGAAGAAATTAGAGATAATTTACCATATAAGGTTATACACATGGACGGTGTAGAAGCTGATGATATTATTGCTTCACTTGTTTTAGAAACACAAGAGTTTGGAAAAGATGAACCTGTAATGATTGTATCAAGCGATAAAGACTTTATACAATTACAAAAATATAAAAATGTCAAACAGTTTAGTCCTATACAAAAGAAAATGGTTACAGATGATAACCCTAGGACCTATGCATTTAATCATATAATGAGAGGTGATTCAGGTGATGGTGTACCTAATGTACTATCAGCTGATGATACATTTGTTTCTGAAAAATCACAAACACCATTAAGACAAAATAGAATTAATGAATGGTTAGAGAATTCAGATAACCTTAGAGATATCATGCCAGAAGAAATCTATAGGAATTACCAAAGAAATAAAAAGCTTATTGATTTGACTGAAATACCAGAAGATATCCAAACAACTATTATAAATACTTTTATGGAACAAAAAGTTCCAATGAAAATGAAAGTATTAAACTATTTAATTAAAAAAAGATGCAATCTATTGATTGAAGTCGTGGAGGAATTTTATAATGGCTAAACCATTAGTAAACGAAATATTTGAAAACGTAGGCAAATTAAAAACAAAAGCTGAAAAAGTCAAGTATTTACAACAAAACAATTTACCAGCCGTAAAGGACGTGCTGAGAATCAATTTTGACAATGACATAGTATCATTGTTACCAGAAGGTAAACCACCTTTCAAACCAGAAAACACACCAAAAGGTATGTCACCTAGCACATTACATAGAGGATTTAAAAGATTTAAGTATTTCTTTAAAGGACCTTATAGTGGTATGAATCAAGGTAAAAGAGAAAAACTCTTTGTTGGTCTACTTGAATCAGTTCATGAATCTGAAGCAGAAATGTTATGTTTAGCTAAAGATAAAAAAATGAAGTATAAAGGTTTAACAGTAAAGGTAGTTCAGGAAGCTTTCCCTGGATTACTTAAAGTAACGAAGAAAGTAAAAACAGAAGAGGAGTAAGCCTATAGGAAAATCTACATCATGAGCTTAATTAATTTTTATATAAGGAGTTTTTATGAGTTCAATAAATGTAGAAAAGCTGAAGAAAGATATTTCAAAGGCAACAAACTATTCCAGGAGATTAGCTTGCAAAGGTAAACAAGATTTATCATATAAAATGAAAAAGAAAATTTTAGTAATGAATGATTACCTACAAGATATGAAAAAAGAATAGTTTACATTTTGATAAAACTGTGGTATAATATATATTATGAACATATTTGTATTAGATAATGATCCGATAATTGCAGCACAAATGTTGTGTGATAAGCATATACCTAAGATGATTGTTGAATCAGCACAAATGCTATCGACAGCTCATCGTATGTTAGATGGTACACCAATACGTAGACCATCTAAGTCGGGTAAAACAATGCAACAATATTATACCTTTGGAGATGAACGTGATGATATGTACTATCTCGCAGTTCATAAATATCATCCATGTACTACATGGACTATGGAGAGTATACAAAATTACAATTGGCATTATGAACACTTTAATGCTATGTCAATTGAATATGAATTCCGTAGAAAAAAAGTTCATGCCACCTTTGAAAAATTAGGTACATTATTATCTAAAGCACCAAAGAATATTCCAAATATAGGTCTTACCGAATTTGCACAAGCAATGAATCACTACCCACAATGTAAAGTACCAGGCGATGCTGTTCAAGCATATCGTAATTACTATCATGAAGCGAAACCATTTGCAAAATGGGAATGGGGTAGACAAGCACCAGAATGGTGGAGAGGATATCAACATGCCAGTATATGAATTTAAAAACAAAGAAACAGGCGAAATTGAAGAACATATAATGAAGTATTCAGATAAGGAACAATTCCTTAAAGATAATCCTCATTTGCAATCTGGTATATTTACAGCACCACCAATTAACTATAGCGGTCAAGCAGCTCAGTCACTTTTGGGTAGAGCTGGTGATGGGTGGAAAGAAGTTCAATCGAGAATTAAAGATGGTATGCCACCAAAGGATAGGCATTTAATAAAAACAAAATAAGTGGTATTATTTTGAGTAAATTATAATGTTGAGTTATAATCTATTATATATATTATTGATATGGCTCAACAATTAGAATTACTATTAAATAAACCGAGAGATGCAACTCCTAAAGAACATGAGGAGTGGATAAATAATGAATTATTACCATTAGGTGATATGCAGTTAAAGTTTGTAGCGATTATGTCGGTAGTACAAATTTGCACTGTAGGATTTATGTTACTATCATTTTGGTTGATTGGGTCATTTATTATAGGAGACTAAAATGAAAAAACTATTAAGCGTATCAGTTCTTTCATTGTTTATATCAGATGCTTTTGCTGATGATTGGAGAATGAGAAAATTTGATTTTAATGCAGATAATGTAATAAGTGAAGCTGAGTTGATTCAGGGCGGTTGCCAAAAAGTTGGAAAAATGTTTGACCATGCTGATAAGAATGGTGATGATGTTTTAAATAGAAGAGAAGCAAAAAATGCTACTTGGTTAATATTTAAAAACAAAAAAAGATGTCCAGCTATTGTAGCACCAATTGCCACTGTTGATATTCGAGGCTAATAAATAATTATATGAATTTTATACATGAAGAAATTGATTTAGGTTATAGTGACTTAGATTCGGTAACAAAAACAAAGGGTAGACATTATGTAGACCCAGATGGAAACAAATATCCGAGTATCACAACAGTTTTATCAATACTGTCTCGTGAAGCTATCCAAAAGTGGAGGGAGAGAGTTGGAGAAGAGGAAGCTAATCGTATCAGCCGAGTAGCTTCCTCACGTGGTACTAAGATTCATAATATAATTGAAAAATATATTGCCAATGACCCTGAATATCTACAGGGCGAAATGCCTCATAACATACAAACATTTAAAGATATACAACCTATAGTAGATCAAAACTTATCTAAAATATATTCAATCGAAGCACCTCTATACTCTAAACACCTAGGAGTTGCAGGAAGAGTAGACTGTGTTGGTGTATGGAATGGAAAGGATTCTATTATCGATTGGAAAACATCTCGTAAAGAAAAGAAAAAAGAATGGATATCAAGTTACTTCATGCAGGCAGCCGCGTACGCGATCATGTGGGAAGAACGAACAGGTAGACCTATTAAACAATTAGTAGTTGCAATTGCGGGTGATATGGGCCCACAAGTTTTTATAGAAGATAGAGATAATTGGACTGATAAATTAATAAATACAATATCAGAATATAAAAGAGAAAAGTTTTGGGAGGAGACCAGATGAACTTTATGTTAGAAGCTTTAATTAAAAAATTAGAAGGTGAAATTGAAATAGCCAAAGCAAATGTATTAGTATATACAAGAAATCCTTCAGGTATTGGAGAACATCCTGAAGTAGTCGAAGCTATTGAATCACAAATAAGTAAAATTGCTGAAGCACAAGATAAAATCAATACGATCAAAGACTTAAATTTATAAATAGATATTTACAAAACACAAAAAGTGTGGTATAATATATCTATGAAAAAGTTTAACGAATTTTTAGCAGAAAAAGCAGGCAAAGGATTAACTATATTTGATATAGATGATACGATGTTTATATCAAAAGCTAAAGTAAGAGTTAAAAATACTAACACAGG